ATATCCAGTTAAATCCGAATCCCGATGCCATCAGGCAGCGGGGATTCATCGTCGACCATCCCTGCGCTTATATCGTGCGCCGCTTTCAGCGCGGCGGGCGATGCGCTCTTGTAGTCGATGGACATAACGCCCCAGCGTCCGAGCAAGCGGCGCATGACGGTTTTTCGCGCCATAGCGTCCCAGTCGTCGCGCCAGCCTTTGCCCTGATTCTTTCCCTTTCGGTTCTTCGCTTCATGCGCCTCGATCTGCTGAACGCTCATGTATACCGTCTTCTCCGTGCCGTTCACAAGGCGGTAGTAGCCGACATAGCCGATGATCGGCAGTTTCTCACGCTCCGCCTCGTCCTGTTCCCAGCGGAACTCGAAGTCTTCGGTCAATCTGTCGCATGAGATCAGCTCTCCTTCGCGCACATCCATGACGTTCAGCCGCTTGTATGCCCCGGTTCTGAGCGCGAGCTGAATCATGCCCTTGTAACCGAGGATAAACTGCGCTTCCGGAATCTTGATCCAGTTTCCATCATCCGTCTTTTTGCTGTTGTTGAACGGCACGATGTAGGCAAAGCCGAGCGCATTATCAACCGGAAGGTCGTAACTTGCGGCTTTGAGCGCCGCCTGAATGACCGTCTGCGGGGCTTGGCGAACCGCCGCCGTCAGATTTGCATCCGCGTTGCAAAGCGTGATGACCGCCGAGATAAATTGCGGCGCTCGATCACCAAGCAAATCGTTCAGGCGCTTTTTGTAGCCCTCAGAATCGAACATGCCGTTCAGAATCTGGTTGACGGTTCGCGCTGCAACGGGGGCAGTTGTGGCCGCCGCGGCGGGTGCGCGGCTGGCGGTTGCATTTGTGATGATTCCCGCCGTGTTTCTCGCTTGTCTTTCCATCTTTTATGCCTCCTTGACCGTGAACCGGCGCGTAGGTGCGCCAATCTTGATGTATCTGTCAACGATTTCGGGGTGTTCCTCCGTGAGCCGCTTGGTGTCGATGGTCTTTCGCGGACTGCTGTTTTTCCAGCTTACGATGTAATTCGCGCTTTCTCCGCGCTCAGATTCGCCCATGCACTCCTTGATGCGCTGCTCATACAGGGCTTTATCGCCCTCAAGCTCTTTGATTTTGCTCGTCAGCGTCATGTACTGGCTGATTGCATCGTCGCAGTCAAGCGTGATGGTTGAGCCGTCAGATACGGGATAACGCTTGGCTAGGATTTCTTCCGCCGCCTTGCTTCCGTCAACGGGCGGGCATTTGCCCTGTAAAACATACTCACGCCAAAAGTAATCCTCAGCGGAAATGAGTGCCTTGATCTGGTCTTCGTTCTCCTTGCGCTTGAAGCTGTATGTATACATTCCACGACCGATGACCAGCACCACAAGCTTCCACTCATCCCAGCCTGTGACCGCGAGGTAGTGCATACACTGTGCGTAGTACCAGGGATTGATATCCCCTCCGGCGAAATCCGTCTTTGTAAAAGAGGATGTCGTCTTGATTTCAACGCCGATTCGCTTGCCCTTCACGCGGCGGTCGATATTCGCCAGCATAAACGGGTGTTCGATGCTCTGCATCATCTGATTGCATCTGACGATGTTCAGACCGCTTTCCTCGGCGTATCGCCTCGCGACGTGGTCTTCAAGCACGTTACCGAGCCAGATTGCTTCGCTCTCGCTCTCTTCCCGCGGCTCGTCCGTGCTGGTCTTATCCGCCCAGACCGTGAGCGGCGATGAGAACGGGTTCAAGCCGATAATCGCGGCCGCATCGCTGCCGCCGATTCCGGCTTTTCGAGCCGCGAGCCATTCTGCGCGGCTCATGTTGCGCGTGTCCTTGTACACGCTGTAGATTTCTTTCATTCTCAAATCGCCTCCGCAAACGTCCATCCGGTGCCGAGCAGCTCAAGCCACTCTGTCGTGCTGATGCTGTCGGCGCAATCCTCGCACAAAATCTTGTTGCCGATCTCCGCGATCTTGTCGCCCTCATAGATCGCCACCTTGCATCTGCTGCACTGACATACAGGGACATCGGGTTCGGCGTTCGGGCAACTGCTCAAACACGGGAAGCTGTGGCAGATATCACACATTCTTCTTTCCCTCCTTGTCCTTGTCCATTTCCGCGAGGATGCAGCACACCAGCAGCAGCGCCGCACCGACCACGCCAACCGCCAGCGCATACGCAAGCACCATGCCCAGCCCTTCAAGCAGCCGGGCGAAAAAACCGATAAATTGCGCTTTCAACATTGCTTTTCCTTCCTTTTCATGCTATAATAGCCATGGTTTAAATTTTCCATTGGCTTCCGCTCGTGTTGCTGCACGGGCGGTTCTTTTTTTATTCCACGATTTCCCACGTGAACCGACCGTTCTGTCCGTTCCGCCACTGTCCCAAGCCCTTAATCGCGCCATAGTTCAGCGCTTCTTCAATGACGTTCCACGTCAGGGCAACGCTCTTTGCGGTCTTCTCGTTGTCAACCAGCGTCAGCGTGAACTCCAGCTCCCAATCCGGACGGATGATCTCGCTTGCGCTGACCGATACGCGCGGACCTTGCATTGTCATTGCCCGCAGCGGTCTTTCAAAGATTTCGTCCGCCTCCGTTACCGGCTTGCCGCCGCGCGTGAAGTGGATGTAATCCGGCTCAACCAGAATCAGGTTGTCTACCTTCGAGACCGGACTGCCGATCTTTATTTGGCTCTTGATTACGCTCAGCGCCTCTTTAAGGAATCCCTTGATGACATAATCCGCAAGACACAGCACCTCGTCGTCTCGCAGGAAGACCGTCAAGCCCTTGGTTTCAAGATTTTCCTTCGGCAGCATAGCCATCTGTTCCTCACCCTTTGCCAGCTTTGCGGCCTTCGCCGCGATAAACTCGCTGTGTACCTTCGGGTTCGCCGCTTGTGCGCCGAGAATGCGCGTCATGCCGTGCAGACGATACGTCCGTCTATCGAGTTGAATCATTTGATACTCTCCTTTTCGTTTTTTAATATTCAGTTTTCGGTTGCTTTGCCCGCGCGGGGCGTAACGAAACATTGCTACACCGTTGCATTGGACTGCCATGCTACGCCATAGCTTAACTGAGCATTGGAGCGCATTGCCGCAGCCAAACACTACCCAGCCCTGCCATGCTTCACCTCTGCTACGCTCCACAGCGCACCGCTCCGCCGTCGCGAGGAATGGCATGACCATGCCTGTGCTTACCTTGCGATTCTCAAGCGCGGCAACGCCACGCCGTCGAACCCGGCCTGATACTCAAGCCCTTCGGCTTGCATCAGCTCGTAGAGCCTGCGCTCTTCGCGCTTGGTCAGCGTATCCGGGTGGTTGATCCGGTTGTACAGCGTCTTTGTGGAGATACCAAGATTGAGTGCCAGCTCGGCTTTATCCATGCCGGACACGCCGCAGAGCTGGCCAACCTGCCGCCGGAAGAGATCGTCTTCCGCGCTCCAATTCCGCTGGCGCTTTTTCACCATGTTCAAACCTCCTTGTCTTCTTTCTCGGGCGCTTCGACAATATCTTCAATAGATACGCCGAGTGCATTTGCAATTTTTGAAGCATTCTCCAATCGCGGGAAGCACTCGCCGCGTTCAAGCCGTCCAACGGTTATGAGCGACGTTCCGCTGCGCTTTGCAAGCTGCGCTTGCGTAAGATTCTTTTGCTTACGCAACTGCTTGACTTTTGACACGCGCCAAATCCTCCTTTCATCTCATCTCAGAATTGACACCAAATCTGTTTTTGTTGATTCAGTTTTGATACAATGCTATTTTACATCATTACTGATACGTTGTCAAGGGCTTTTGTATCAGTTCTGATATTTTTATTTTATGTCAGTTGTGATATACTAGAGCTAAAGGGGGTGATACAATGACGAATACATCAGAGCGGATTCTGAATTTACGAAGGGTGAAAAAAATGGGGCAAGAAGAATTTGCCGAGCTTTGCGGGTTGTCCAGATCGTCTATTGCACGATATGAGAGCGGAAAGCCGATAAACCGAATTGCAGCTCAAAAAATATCTGCCGCGTGTGACGTTCCGATTTCGTATATTCTTGACGATCAAAAAGAACCCGGCCATTTTTCAGGCGGGTTCTCTGACGATGAGATTGAAATTATCTCGATGTATAGGGCTGTTTCTCAAGATGGTCGGGATGCAACGAAATCCTTTTTGCGAGCGCTCTCTGGTAAACACGGAAAATCCACCGTCGCACTGGACTAAGATCGCGATACATTGCAATAATGTACTTTTCTTCTGTTGTCAGCTTTTGTGCGTTCTTTCCTTTTTTCGTTTCCATTTAGATCACCTCGTTCAGTAGTCACGCGCAAACGTGCTGACGCAAACAGTTCAATTCGGCTTGCTGCTTACCTTCTCCGGCGGCGGCATTTCAAGCGGCCTTCGCGGCTGAGATAAAACTATAATAATTATCATCGGCGTTCCCTCCATTGCTTATATTATATACCTGTGGAACGTCAAAAAATGCACGAAAGGGGTTAAGAAAATGAAAAGAATCGTTGCTCTGTTGGCTCTGATGTTTGCTCTTCTTCCCGTTCACGGCACGGCTGAGAACGAGATCGACCCGAAGGATTGCATCCCGTTCCCGGCTGACTGTAAAAAAGCGGATGTCGCCATGGCTGCTCTGTATGCCGTTGATGTCCCCAACCCCCAGAATTACGAATGAAGTTCAAACACGGAAGATTTGCATTTTACGGAAGACGGAGTTTTTTCGCTCTTGGGTGAAAAAGGTACATTAACAGGTGTTCCGAAGGACGGAAGCGGAAAAACGATTAAAATTTCCGTGTCAGCCCCCATACCCTTTTTTAGCTCAAAGAATATTGTTGTCGATTCGCCGGAAGGCGAAGAATTGCTAGTCCGAACCGGCGGCGGGTTTATCATGGTGAGCACAAGCGGCGACGACTGCTTCACCAGCGAAGAGATTGAGGGAAGAAAATACGGTTTTGCTGATGCATACCGAATCATGCCCAAAAAAGAGGGCAAGGGCTCTATCGTCTACACGATCAACATGAGCAAGAAATACAAGATCAACATCACGGTCAAAAAGTCCGCGCTTATGTCCGAAGAGGAACGGCAAGCCCTGATAGAAAAGGCCGGAGAGAACGCAAAAATCGTCATTGCGGAAAAGAACGTGAATGTTCGCGCAAACGCATCGTCTGACGCTGAGAAGGTCGGAAGCATCAAAGCCGGTGATGAAGTAATCGTCACTCAGCCGTACTATACGAAAAAGTGGCACCAGATTCTCTATGACGGCGAGCTGTGCTATGTTTCGGCAAGCTATCTTGTAATCAAATAAGCGAATATAGGCAGAACGAAAGAAGGGGCTAAGAATTGGCTAGAGACGGAAAACCGGGGTGCTTGTCCCGCATTTTCAAAGCATTTTCCTATTTTTGCGTTGCAATCGTCATTTTGGCGTTCATCGGTACAGTAAACAAGCGCAGTAGTGAAGACACAGCAGCGCAGGATGAATCGAATGCGCAAGTTGAACAGACGACCGGCGAAGAGAAAACCCCAGCGCCAACAAAAACGCCGAAGCCGACGAAAACGCCAAAGCCGACAAAAACGCCGAAGCCGACAGCAACGCCTGAGCCTGATACCTTGCAAGGATGGGCAGAATCCGTCGCGGAGCGTGTGTTCTTCCCCGTTGACAGCGGCATTTCAACGCTGATATCCGTGACGTGCGAACAGGTTGACGGAGAAACCGCGCCGATGGTTACAGTGAACGTCGAATTTCCAGACGGAACGAAGAATGATTCCCGCGTAAGCGCGTTTCTTTCCAGAGCGGCAAAAATGAACCGATATATGTCGGAAGCGGCGAAGGAAGGAAAGATCAAATACGGTTCTCTGCTTGTCATCGGATGGACGACATATATAGATAAGTACGGAAACGAGAGCGACGGTCACGCTGTCGATATTCGCGTCAAGGCCAGCGAGGCCGCAAAGGTGAATTGGGAAAATTTTTCTTCCGATATGCTACCGGGGATCGCCGTTTCCTTCGGTATCAACCCGATCATCCGCGATGGTCTGTCGCTCGAATACTACTCAAAAATCCGCTACTAATCGCTTGAGATGAAAACAAGCGATGTTTTGCCAACGTCGACAAAACATCAGGTCGCGCTGAGCGACAAAAAAGGCGCGCCCTGATGGGCGCGTCTTTTCGTTTTAGCCTTTCGTGGGGCAATATGGTACCGGTGGGTGCGTGAATGCGATGCCGTAATCCTCAAGAGACAACGAATTGCCGAAACAATTCTCTGCCTTAAAGCATTCGATCGCTCTGTTAAAAGCCATCTTCTTTTGCTCGTGCGTAAGTTCTTCCGGGAGCCCCTTCAAGCAAGCTCGCAGATTCTCCACGATTGCAAGCACGATTGTGTTTTCATCCGCGTGCATTTCGTTCTCCTCAAGCATGGCCTCCGGTAGACGCAACGCAAACATTCGATTTACATCTTTCATACGTTCACCGCCTTTCTGCTTTTTAGTATATTCGTCCATCCGCAGAATATACTATCAAATAATTATCAAAAGGGGGATTTTTTATGGCAAAAGCAAAAAAGCTGCCGTCCGGCAACTGGCGAACACAGGTTTACCTCGGTAAGGATGCAACGGGAAAGCCAATCGTTGAATCCTTTACCGCATCGACCGCCCGTGAATCTGAGCGCCTTGCCGCCGTCGCTGCTGCCGATCGCAAGCGGAAGAAGAAGCAAACGCTGACGCTCGGTCAGGCAATGGACGAGTTTATAGATACTTGCCGTGTACAGGGCTATTCGCCGTCCACGATTCCGGCGTATGTCTCGATACGGGAAAACAGCTTTCCGATGCTTGTCTCTTTACGCCTGGATCAAATCACAGAGCGGGATATCCAAAAAGCAATTGACGCAAGGGCTAAAGATCATGCTGTGAAAACGGTTCGGAATGAGTTTTACTTTCTGCGCTCTGTTTTGGGCAAATATGCGCCTGATTTGAATTTGTCCGGGATTGTCATAGCCAAAAGGAAGAAGTCGAAGAAGCAGCTTTTCTCCGAAGGCTGGGCGCGAGACGTGCTGACCTACGCCAAAGAGCATTGGGAGACGGATTTTTATCTCTACTGCTGCTTCATCGTGAGCGCGGGCTTGCGCCCTTCTGAGGCGTATGCTTTGACGTGGGGCGATCTGTCCGCTGAACCTGTTTCCGCAATCAGCAGAGACGGGAAAGCGTACAAGATGGGGCTTTTAAGCATCGACAAGGCCACAGTGCGCGATGAATCCCGCTCATACGTCAGAAAAAACGTCACAAAGACAGAAGCAGGAGAGCGCGCACTTCGTCTCGACTGGTCTTTTTTCCAAAATCTGTACGACTGCAAGCCGCGAGGCGCTGACCATGCCCAAATACTGACGCTAAAGCCGAACCTCGTTGACTACCGCTGGAAAAAATGCAGGGCGGCGCTTGGTCTTCCCGAAAAGATGCGCTTTTACGATCTGCGCCACTTCTTCGCAACGTCCGTCGCCTACTCCGGCGCGTCCGAAGAAGAGCTTGCCCGCGTCATGGGCCATTCAACGTCCGCTTTCTCCCATCAGGTGTACGTCGAGCTTTTCCGCGAACGGCAGGAATCCGTAAACGCCGAGCTGGCCGCAGGAACGGCGGCGCTCTACGAATCCATCAAAAAGCCCGTGTGAAATTCCGTGTGAAATGATTTTGCAAAAGTTCACACGGAACGGGAAAGACGATACACGAAACGAGTAATAATTTACACTGAATAAAATAGGCGGCAAAAGAAAAAATCCAGAAACCTTTGTGGCCTCTGGATTTCCTGTTTGGTGCGGTAGATGGGACTTGAACCCATTTGTTCCAGTTGTATTTACTAGCTTTTTTGTTCTTCGTGTGAAATTTCGTGTGAAATCGCGCCAAAAACAGCTAGTTTCGATATGCTTTCAGCTTTCGGATCGCCGCCGCGTATGCCTTCGGCGCGACGATCTGCAAGCCCTGAATCGTGTCTTCCAGCGCATCGACAAGCTCGGCAGACGACAAGCCTGCACACGCAGCGCGGAACTCGCTTTCCGGCTCCGCCGCCATCGAGTACGCCGAAACGGGCGCTTCCTTCACATCCTGCACAGATTCGCTTGCCATGTGTGCCCGAAGACCGTACAGCACCGCCAGACGTTCAGCGTCTTTCACGCTCGTCCCTTCGCGCTTGATCTTGGTGATGGTCTCGTCGATCTCTTTCAGGTCGATCAATGCCGTTCACCGCCCGTCAGGCGTTGCGCAGCTCGTCCATCGCGCGGCGGATGATTTCGCGCTGTTCGCCGGTAGCATCGCGCATGATCTCTTCCATTTTGCGCATCATGCTTTCGCGCCCGTCGTCGCGGCTGTAATGTCCGCGCACATAATGCTCGCCGCGCCGGTCGTTGCGTCCATAGCTTCCGCGCACGTCAGCACGCCACTCCGCGCTGTTGCTGTACCCTTCGTCCTCAAGGATTTCGATTTTGTCAATATTTTTGATGGTATCGGTCAGCTTGTGAACGGTTTCGAGGTCGCCGGGGTTCATATCACGCTTGGCGGCGATTTTGTCCAGCTCATCACAAAGCATATCGCGCAAGTCGCGCATCGCTTTCATACCCATACTTTTCTCCTTTCTCACGCCTGCCGCGTGACGATCAGGTTTGCGTTGGCAACGTCAATCGCTTGCGCACTGGTGTTTTTCAGCGCGACGGTTACGCAGCATCCGCGCGGAACATCGACAAACGCGGAGGCGGAAACGTTAAAATAGTTCTCGACCGCCGCAGGGGTGACGATGGCGACGGCACTATTCAGCGGCTCGCCGTTTATCGTCAGCGCAACGGAGATCGCTTCAACCGTTCCGCCCGTAGGAATGGCGATGTTCCCGGTGAAGTCCACAAAGTACCGCGCTCGGCACTGGTTCGTCAGGCCGCGAAGGGTTACGATTCCCGCGCCCTCTCGATGGACGATACACGGAGAGCCGCAAATCGGCGTTTCGGTCAGCGGTAGATTCTGGCCAGCCGCGACAAGTGCCGTGCTGGCGTTGGTATACTCAGCCATAAATTTCTCCTTTCATAAGAAACGGCGGGACACATTCGCCCCGCCGTCGTTGCAGAATCAGCTCAGGGCTGAACAGCTCGGTCACGCCGAGCAGTTGCATCTCTTATGCGATTTTAGCAGCCACAACCGGCGTTAGCAGCGCAGCCGTAACCGTAACCGCCCGTGTAGGGGTTCGGCACCTGATACGCAGGGACGGCGACAGGCTGACGCAGCGCATTGATGATCTGCGCAGTCTGCGCTCCCATCTCCGTGGTCAGCAGCGCCGACTGACGCTCCTGCGACGCGGCGCGGCGAAGATCGGTGTTTTCCGCCTGCAACGTCGCGATCTTGTCCTGCGTCAGGAAGTCGAGAATCGCGCGGCTGTTGGCGTTCTGGTTGTCGATCACGTCGCGGGTGTTGCTGTTAAGCGTGTTCTGGATGGCGCAGAAACCCTGCTGCATCTGGTTGCGCGTGTCGCAAGCCTGAGTAGCGAGGTTGTAATTCACACCCTGAATCGCTTCGCGCGTCTCGCAGCAGCAGTTCGCCTGCTGCATCTGCATCGTAAAGAGCTGCTGCATGAGCGCCGCCTGCTGGTTGGCGCGGGAAAGCTCCGCCGCGCTGAAACCGCTATTGACGGCGTTGGTGATGGCGTAGGTGCTGTCACAAAGCCCATTCTGAATGGCACGGATGCCGTTGTCAATGCCGTTGATGGCAAAGCCTTCATTGATGTCCGCGCGGGTCGCGTAGCCTTGGAAGCCCGGAGAATTTGCGCCGTTGTTGCCGAAGCCGCCGCCCCAGCCCATGCCACCCCAGCCGCAGAACATGAAGAGGAACAGAACGATGATCCACCACGCGCCGTTCCCGTCTCCAAACATGCCGCCGTTGTTGCGATTTCCGCCCGTTACCGCCGCGATATCGGCAGGGGTCATTTCAGAGGTTGTCAAAGACATTTTCACACGTCCTTTCGTTTTTATCGCTAACCGTGCGCACGGATTTAGCCGTTAGAGACCTTCAAAGAGGCTTTGAAACTGGCGGGCGATGCCGTAGAGCTGGTTAAACTGCTGCTGCGTCATTTTGCCGCTGTTGAGTAGGCGCTGAACCTCTTGCTGCGGATCGCCGTTAAATCCGGCCTTGAACCGCTTGAACTCCTGCGACATTCGCTGAAACTGTCCCATCTGTCCGGGCAGGTTCCCAGACATTCCCTGCATAGCATTAAACAGCGGGTTGCTCATCGGCTGCATCCTCCTTTTTCCTGTTCGGTTTTTTTGCCAGCGCATCAACCCGCGCCACGAGCGCGTTGAAGTCGTCGCGGGTCACATACTCGGCTGATTGTACGGGAGGCTCGGCCTGTCTCGGCGCTGTCCTCTCGGTGTAGTCAAAGATTCGCATCGATGGCATACCGCTTGCGTCCGCAGATTTAAGGTAAAACGTCAAGGATTCGCTGTCCATCAGCAGAACGCCGCTTCCGGGGCTGACTGGGTAGCTTTTCGCCGCTGCTTCGCCCTGAACCCAGATGATTCCGCCGCTATTTTGAGCTGGCGCTTGCTGCGCTGGCTGCTGCGGCATGTACGGCTGTGATCTGAGCTGCGCGAGTTGATCTTGCATTGGCGGGTAATAACCGCCGTATGGCTGCTGCCAGCCTTGCATCGGATAGGCCATAGATCATCCCTCCCAGTAGTAAAGGGGCGTTTCGCCGCCGCTGTCCCATGTGTCATACCAATCACCGTTCACAACCGCGAGAACGTGTCCATTTGTCGCCAAAACATAAACGCCGCGCGGAAAGTCTCGGCAGAAGTCCGAAACCGTGTAGCAGTCCGGGCACGTCTCCGGGATGCTGTGACGCTTGAAGCCTTTGCGCCGAAGATACGCGCCCCAGACGTGATTTGCGTTTGGCATGTCTCCAGCGCAGAAACCGTCAAGGCAAAGCGCGACGAATACATTTTCCCATGTTTGGCCTGTGGCCTTGCTTACCGCTCTAATCGCGCAGTCACCGACACGAGACCGAAAGGGATTTGGATTGAATGAAACAAACACGCTCTCACCTGCTTCTGCCCTCATTTTTGCACAAAAAAAGAACGTGCACCTATCAGATGCACGTCTTGTTTATATCAGGTTTTTGTCAGTCCCACATGTGCTCACTTGTTGCCTCGTTCCACTCGGCCTCCATATCGCTGATGGCCTTCTCCCAATCCTCTCCGTCAAGGATGCGCTCGACGGCTTTTCTGCCCGCGCTGGCCTTGTGATAATTGGCCGCGCGGGAGTAGCTTTCCGCGCGGAGCATCGCGGCCGCCATCGGGTATCTCGCGCTCAGCTCTGCCGGATCGCTCTTTGGCTTGGCGGGATAGATGCCGCTGCCGCTATCCACAGCCCGCGCGAACGCTTCGCGGTAGGCCGCCTGCTCAGCTTTCGCCGCCTCAAGCTCTTTAAGCCCCGGAATCGCGGCGCGGAAATTCCGGCGGCGCTCGGCGGTTTCGCGCTCTTCGGCTTCCTCGGCCATCAGCGCGGCCTTGATCTCCTGCACCTCGGCGGGATGCGCCTTGACCAGCTTGACGGCCTTGTCGCGCGGAGATACGGCCATCTTGTCGCCCATGAGGGCAAAGCTCAGGCCGGAGTGCTCCAGAATCTCCCGCGCGGTGTTGGAAAGTTGATTTTTGTACTTTTCTTTCATGGTTTCTTCCTCCTGTCAGGTTGTTTTTTTGTTCCTTGTGACTGTATTATACATTATTTTAGTTTACTTGTCAATCATTTTATAAATCAATTTTTATTATTTTTCAAAAAGCCCCGGCTTTCTGGCCGGGGTTATCTTATAGCTTGGTATAGACTTTCAGGATTTTGTGGCGCTGTACCGCGCCGTCATACCAGATAAGCGCTGGCTCGTCGCCCCAGTTGCCAAGCACCATCCGAAGCGGATAGACAAGTCCGTCACCCAGATTTACAAGCGGATCGCCATCACAATTCTCGCCGTCAACGTTTGGCACCTCCACGACGATCTCATCATAGGATTCGCTCTGCGGGCATGCCCACGTATAAACCGGCTGGTATTCGTGCGCCAGAACACCATAAGATTTGTAAATTGGGATTTTCATGTTTTTTCTCCCTTTCTTTTTTGTCGGTCAATATTTTTTGGATTTAGATGATCCGATCCCGCTTACTGCCAAACTCGCCGCCAACGAGGAGGCGCGGCAACCCCTTATACATGATGACATCTTCTCCGCGGCTGTCAACCCAGCGCGCGCCGCCGATCTCATCAACGGTCATCGGTTGTTCTAATCGCCAGTCCGCGAGGGTAAACTGCATACCCTCAGACTGGATCACAGCAATGATCCCGGCATCAGGATGATCCACGAGATAAAATATCCCATACTCGTCGATCACCGTCTCAGACACGATTGGGAGTGCCAGCGTACATCCAGTCTGCCAATCATAGACGGCCAACCGCTGCGCGTCCCCCCGAAGGTAGGCTGTCGAAACGCCCAACGCGTCCGCCAGCGCAGGCAGAATCTTATTGCCGGGGTTACTACTCCCACCCTCATAGTTGTTGAGCTGCTGGGCGGATATACCCAACATATCCGCCAGCTCCTTCTGTTTCAATCCGCGCAAGACGCGCAGCTGTTTAATGTTCATGCTTTTTTCCTCCTTTTTTACGCGGCGACGAGCGCGCCGGTCATGTTGTCGATGTAGCCGATCTCAAGATCGCGCTTGCGGTTCCACGCGTTAGTGTAGATGCGCGCGGAAACGTAGGTGCGATTGTGGCTGCCCTTGACCCAGTCATTGCAGACAACCTTGTAGTTCCAGCCGGACTCCTTGCCTTCCTTCTCAGCGGCGAGCAGCGCCTTGGCCAGCGCCCACGCGCCCTTGAGCGCAACGCTCAGGCTCAGGCCGAAGCTCTTGACCATGATCCACGCGCGCTTCATGATGATCTGCTTGTTGTACTTCATTTTGATTTCCTCCGATCAGTTTGTTTTCCTTGTTCCTTATGGCTGTATTATACATTATTTTAATTTACTTGTCAAGCGTTTTACAAATTATTTTTATTTATTTTTTGCATCAAAAAAAGCCCCTGCCATCAGGCAGGGGTGTTATCATCTGTATATATAGATGCAGACATCCGTCTTTTAATCTCGCGAATGCTGCGGCTGACAGTTGCGGGCGACATGCCCAGCGTCATGCTGATCTGCACAATGCTGTAACCGCGCCAGAGCAGGTCAAAGACCTGCCCCAGCCGGACGTGTTCGTCAAAGCCGCAGCGGCGGGCGATCTCCTCTTTAGTGCGCCTGTCAAAATCAAGGCGCACAGAAAACCGCCTCCTTTTACACGCTGGCCTCCTCGATCACTACGGGCGCGGTGCTCTCCAACTTTGCAATCTCGGCATTCACCAACTCGATAAGCTCATCTGTATCCAACTTATATCCGTGCGCGTCAAGCCGCTCCTTTACCCACGCCAGCTTTTCCTCGCCGCGCCCAGAGCCGGTGTACAGCTTTTCGGCGGCGAACACGAGGATAGACACGAGGTCGCGGATTTCCCGGCGCTGGTCAAGCGTCGTCTTGGCCTTGATCCACGGGACGACATACCGCGTAATCAGCGCGGCCACGAGGACGATCAGCGCCTGAAAGATGGGGGTCAGGTCGATATTAGACATAGATAGCCTCACTTTCTGCCCGGCCTTTACCGGGCAACGTCATAAAAATTTACGTTCCTGCAAACACTTGTGATAAGCGTTTTTGATGATTTCGACGGCCTCAACCGTCTTGTGGTTCTCAAATTCTGGGTGTGCCTTACAGTACATTTCATAGGATTTTGCGTCGTCAAAAACTTGTTCAAAATGCTCTTTGCTGTGCTTGACGCTATTATAGCACTCGTCGGAAAACCGCTGGATGCGGGCGCGTGAGATTTTAGCAAATTCAAGGTCATTTTTTGCCTCAATCCGTCCCATGCGCTCCTCCAATGAGCCAACGAGCGCCTTTCGCAAGCCGCGAAATATCCATGACAGTGGATGCACCTTGATCGGCGAGATCTCAATCAGATTCAGCATCAAGTATATCAGCACGAGCGTCAGTGTGCTGTGCGTCGTGACAGCCGCCTGCAAGCCGTCCAGCAGCTTTTGTAGAGTCATCGGTCAATCCTCCGCAATCGTCCATTTTCCCGCCAGCGTGATATACACGCCGTCGTTCCTGCACAGTGTCGTCGTGTTCGGCGCTTCGCCGCTCGTCTCGCCCTGATCTCCACTTTCTGGCGGCGCATCCTCGACCAGATACTCGCTGGACATGTACCCGGCCTCGCCACTTTCCAGCTTGCCGAACACCCAGCCCGTGCCGCCCGCCTCGCGGATGATGTTCACCCTCGCGCCGTTCTCGGCTTTTGCGATGACCTTTGACCGCGTGCTTGCGCCCTCGCGGATGTTGAGATATCCGCTGGTCACGCTCACCGTCGCATTGCCAAAAATCTTTTCTGCTTCACTCACTTCCGTTTTTCCTCCCTCCGAATAGTCCACACCGATCATCCGATGCGCCCCCAGCCCGTTCCAGCCGTTCTTTTCCGTCAGTGCGGTTTCGACCACGCCGCCCCGGCTCTTGCTTGAGTGGATGACCGTGCCCCGCTCCGTCACCAGCCCGGTGTGGCTCACGTCGCCCGTGCCAACGCCCATGAACGCCAGCATCCCCGGCTTCGCGCCGGAAATACCCGCCTGCCGCCAGATCAAATGGCGATACTTCGACACGCTGTCAAAGCTGTTCCAGAGGTCGTTCGTGCCCGCCGTCGTGTAGCGCTTGTCGCCGCCCGGCGCTGTGCGGATGACCTTCTTGATGAGGTTGATGCAGTCCAGCTCGCTGTAAGGCGTTCCGATCAGCGCCCGCGCCATGCGGATGGCCTCGCTTGTTTCAATCATTGGCTTTTCCTCCTTTCCGTTTTTTTATCCGAGCAAATGCCCTCGCAGCCGATGAAACTGTTTCAGCGTCCGTCTGCGGGCTAAAGCATACTTTCGGATGTTTTCTTCCGTCGGTTCGATGCCCCAGCTGTACAGGTAGTCAGTAATGTACTCGATGGCCCATTTCCGCGCCTGTTTTCTTTGCATTTCATATTCTTTTTTGCTTTTCATTCGTCCCACGCACCTCCCGCGCGGATGAAGCGGCCAACCAGACAGCCAGCCGCGAAGATGATCGTGCCGACGCCGATGATGCCAAGAATAATCATTGTTTTGCTTCCTCCCATTAATTAAAGCTTCCTTTAGTTAATTAAATACCCTGTAAAAAAACTTCGTACTTGTGCATTGCTCTCTTATGCCCAGTTTCATTAAGATGATAACTGTCTTTCATTGTCAATGCGTTCGCCTGATAACTATTTGAAAAATCTAACGCGCCATTAACAGTATTATCAAAAACAGGTATTCCACCAAATTTTTCACAAACTTCATGAATTGCAGTTACGTATTGTTTACATATCTCAGTAGTTGCAAGTCCGGCATTTCTGATATATGGAGTAATAAAACAAATATTACCTGACGGATATGTCTGTATTAGGCGTTGACAAATCGCATTTAAAGCACCGTAAAAAGTTTGAGATGTTGCATCATCAATCGTTCCAAGAGGGCATTGGTCATTTCTCGCTATGTCGTTCGTTCCTCCAAAAACGATAATATAATCAGCCTCTACAGGATTATTAAGATTGTTCATTACTTTTGCATGAACACTGTCTGTATCTAAAAAAGTCGCACCACTCATTGTCGTTGTTTTTCGAGTTATAGTAGTACCATTTTGCGCAAAATTGGTTAAAATCATGCCGTGCTTTTCAGCAAGAAGTTTTGTCCAAACGCTTTCTGGAATTGTGTGACCATATGCCATGCTGTCTCCAAATACCACCAATTTTTTTCCGTGTAATACGTCAATCAAATTACTCTTTGGTGCTTTGCGTTTGACTGCTTTTTTCCGAAAAACCTCAGGTTTTCCCTTGGAACTCAGTCGAGAGACATACAGCTTAGTCGCCCCTTCGGGAACAGTAACCTCAATATTTGTTTTATCTGCGAGACCCGATAAAGATTCATCATAATAATGATAAATGGTTTTATTTCTATCATCCGTAAAAGTAAATCCCCAAGAAGTTGTGGTATTCGCAACTGTTGACGAAATATATAAAGTCTCTCCAACTACTACATTTGTCAGTGTTGCAATGCTTGAATTAGATTGCTCTTGAATCGCAATATAAGTAGAAGTATATAATGTTTTTCCGTCCTCAACAATAGGATTCGTGTTGACAAGTTCTTCTGTTGTGGTAGTGTCAAAAACCGCATTGTCTATCTCAGCTACATCGTCCTTTAGGTGACTAATTGCTTCTCCCGTAACTTTCGCGTCCGCCGCCTCTCCCTCCTGGGTCAGCGTCGCGTCGATGACGGCATCCTTGCCCGGTTCGCCTTTTTCGCCTTGCGGCCCTTGCGGCCCTACCGCGCCTTCCGTTCCTTGCGGTCCGATTGCGCCCGTGTCACCCTTGGGACCTCGCAGGCTTTCAAGTTGTTCGGGCGTGAAATCGTCAAAGGTAAACGCGTCTCCTTTTGCGCCCGTTTCGCCCTGCGGGCCGGTGTCTCCCTTCTCGCCCCTGTCGCCCTTGTCTCCTTTTTCGCCCTTGGGTCCTTGCGGGCCAATCGGGCCTGTTTCGCCCCTGTCTCCCTGCGGGCCAATCGGGCCTGTTTCGCCCCTGTCTCCCTGCGGGCCAATCGGGCCTGTTTCGCCCCTGTCTCCCTGCGGGCCAATCGGGCCTGTTTCACCCCTGTCTCCCTGCGGACCTTGCGGCCCTACAAACTCTCCATTATCCAACCGCCGCTGTACTTCATTCGCAACTGCCTGCGCGGCGCTTCCTGCCCGCTCAACGTCGGCCAGCGTGCCAGTTGCTTTATCAATCCATTTTTCAACCGGATCAGGCGCCGTGGCAGCTGCGTTGCCAAGAGACTCGCTGACGCGTGTACGGGCAATCGCAGTCTTGATGACCGTGCCATCCGCGTCTTGGATTGTGATTTGGGCTTGCCCGCTTCCGGCTTTATCGCCGATATCCGCGCGCGTAATCTCCCACGTCAGGATACCGCCCTCTTGTTTCACCGTCGCCGGATACTCCGCCCGGCCAGGCTGCTTGACCGTGATCGACGCAATAGCATCCGGATACTGGCTCAATATGCTTTTTAAGTCGATCAGTACCCGCGTCGCGCGATTTTCGCCGACGCGCCCAAGCAGCAGCGCTTGATCGCCGAAACGATCAAGCGTCAGAATGATATCACGCATCACGCTCTCTCCCTCGTTTAACTCAAGTTCAAAGTAGCCCTCTTTAATCCGGGATGCACCTGTTCTCAAACTTCTTATAAGCGTCAAGATACCATTCCTTCTTGTCGCCGTTATAGGTCATCTCGTAATACATGCCGTCAAACAATGTGGATGACAGCAGATACTTCCAGTTCTGGAGCGCCTTGCACTTCCAGACCACAAACACATCAAACTCTGGCATCTTGTCGGACTTGTCCAAATGGTCAACAATATAGCTTCTTACAATCTCAATAACCTTGTTATCCATATCTTGCTCCTTTTGCTTTCATGAAAGTTTGCCCCGCTCACACGGGCGGGGCGTTGTCGGTTATTCTTCCGCCAGCTCCGGCAGACCCGCGTCCACCAGCAACTCTTTGACCTTCGCCTTGAGCTTGGCCGGAACGTCCTTGTACGCCGTCTTGCCCAGAATCACGCGCTGCGCAAAAAACATCGCCATCATCGTTTCACCCCCTTTCCCCATGATTTTCAGCATCGTCCAGATGACCAGATCACGCATACACAATTCCTGCCATCTCGGCCATGCAGTCTTCTACAAAATCGTTTCGGTCGCTGAGCGCCTGAATCTGCGCTTTGAGGAGCGTGCGCTCCTTCTCTTCAGCTGTCGGTTCGGGCGCAGGCCGCGCGTCAAAGTCCGCATCCATCTCGGCCTGTGTCCGCTGCGCAACCAGCCCGTCTACGAGCTTGTAGCGGTACACGCCGCGCTCGTCCGTGAGCGGCTTGAGCAGATAGTTGTTCTGCGCGTGCCGGTATCGGTCGCCATCGCCCTCATCGATAGCCGTCCAGCCGTCGCCGCTCACAAACGCGTCGCTGTTGATCGCCGTCACGCGCCCCGCGTCGTCGGTCTGCACCAGCACTTTGCAGCTCTCTGTGTCCATGTCACCCCTCCTTTACAGGTCGGCAGAAATGTCAATATCTCCCAGCGGAGTAATAAGGCCCGTATGGATGCCTGTTACAGATACCGCGCACTTGACGATGACGCGGTTTGCGTTTGTGTTATGCGCCGTAGCCGTCTCGGTCGTCGTTCCCTGCGCGCTGCCCAGCGTGTAGTAAAACTTCCCGCCGCCCGTTACGGTCGGCGCAATCCGCATCGCCTGTAAGGGGATAAAAGCATAAGACCAACCACCTGATGAATACCCGGTGAACGTCTGCGTATCGCCCTTAATCTTCCGATAATACCGCAGGCACTCGGCCAGTTCTGCCGCATATCCCTTCGGCACATACGGCGGCAGGGTCTCCGCCGTGTATTCGCCCTCGTAGATCGCCGCCCAGCGGACGACCGCCGCCGTGCCGGTGCTGCCTGTGTCCGGCGAAATGTACACGTTCACCACTTCGTCCCCGGTCAGGCCATCCGGCTTTGTCAGCTTCAGCACCAGCGTGCGCTCCGCCGCGTCGCCCTGAAAATACGCCGTGCCAAAATTCGGATCGCCGCTACCGATGTAGACAAACAGTCGGCACGCCACCGGGAAAACGCCGCGTACCGCAAACGTCATCACGTCGGCAAACCGTTTCGCCTCGATCCGCTGCTGAATGCCCGCCGTCCAGCTCGTTTTGTCCGACACGATTTTCAGCCCGTCCGCCGCCTGTGAAACCGTCGCGCCGCTCGTCCGCATCCAGCGATCCACAGCATACCCGGTCGCGCCGTGCGCCCCGTTCACGCCCGCCTGCGCAACCGGGTGGGCAAAATCGCTGTTGTCCAGCAGGTTGTATGGCTGTATATAATACTCAGACGCTTTTCCTGCCAGCTTTGCGCTGTCCTTCGCCTGCGCGTCCTCACCCAGCGCGCTTACGTCTGCCGCCACCAGCTCGACCTTGCCCGCCGCGTCCGGCGCTTTTCCGTTGATCGTCAGGTTCCCAAGGCTGCCCGTGTCGCCTCGCGGGATCGTCAGCTCGATCACCGGCGCTTCCGCCGTGCCGGTCTGCTTGACGCTGGCTGCCGTTCCCGGCTCGCCGGTCTTGACCTGCACCGTGATCTGAGGGGTTGCACCGGTGTCACCTTTATCGCCCTTCGGCAGGCCGAGCACGATATTGTAGCGCCCGCCCACCTCGGTCATCTCTGCCGTCGGTGCAGCGCCCGCCGCAAGGCCAGTCGCCGTGATGGTCATGTTGTTGATCTTGGTGGCTGCTGCTGATGCTGCGGAAGCCGCGGCTGTGGCCGCATTTGCTGCGCTGTTGGCCGCTAATGCGTTCGCGTCAGCCGCGCTTGCTGCCTGTGCTGCGCTGGTCGCTGCGGAGTTTGCCGCCGATGCAGCTTGATTCGCGGCCTTTGCCGCCACTTCGGTCGCTGCGATTTGGGCAAGCAGCTCGTCGAGAGACGGAATTGTTTGACTTGGGTCAATGATTGCGTCGGTCTGACTGCGCGTGACATATCCGTTGCCCCAGAAAACCGCCTTTCGTTCGCTTCCGATAGTGACCTTGATAATAAGGTTAAACTGTCCGACGACCGCATAGCAGCTTTCCGATAGCGTCACTTTCGCGACACTTCCGCTCGCTGTTCCATCGACTGGAACAGTATAACCGTCGGCGCGAATGAAATAGCCGATAACACCCGCTCCGTTGATTTCCAGCGGCTCTTTGTTGCGATAAAGTGAAAGCTCGAAAGTATGCGCATTTTTGTCACCGGACGCGTAAAGCGTCCGAAGCGGAGTCATGAGGATTTCAGCGTCTACGTCAATCTTGCGCGTAAATTCGCCCGAAATCATACTTTGTCACTCCTTTTTCATTCGGATTGTCAAAGTTCCGTCATCCATAATATGCGTAAGTTTTGAATATCCTTCATAAATAATTCTGCCTTCGGCAGAACCTTCGACAATAATTTTGTCGCACTCCTCGAAAGATTTCGCGACTTCCGAAATTTTTTCTTTGTTCTCCATGTTAATCCAAAGCTCTCCGCTGCTGATCGCAGACGACACCCATAGAACCGGCCACGATTTTCCATCATCGGTCTGGATTTTCACGTTCTTCCTCCTCTTTGATCTCTCTCTTTTCGATTTTTACCATGCCTTTAAGCGCTCTTACGGATTTGAATAGCCATTGCATACGGTTTATGTCTTCTTCGCTGCTCACATGGATTCGGTTGAGCGTATCAAGCATTTCGTCAAAAAGTTCTGTCAACATCATCAATACCCCAAAAAGTTGATTGTTTCAAAGTCGCCCCAAACTCCGCTGATTTCTTTGATCGTTATGGTTGCGTCCGAAGGACTTTTGCAGTACCGATTGGTTGTGCTGTAATGGACACCAGTGCATACGTCAATCGATTTCCACGATCCGTCATGCTCACCAATATGAACATATCCATTCGTGACGACCAATTTTTCCGTGTAAAGCGATGTCGCTTTTACGCCACCTGTTTTTAAACCGTTTACCTCTGTAATCAGCGCGTCAAGATCAACCTTGTTTGCTTTCAGCGTAATTTTGCTGTTTGCGCCGTCGATGGCAATTTCAGCGGCAGAAATTCGGTTTCCCTGCTCGTCTGTCACTTCCGCAACCTGCGTAATTTTGCTGTTTGCGCCGTCGATGGCAATTTCAGCGCTGCTTACTCTCTTGCCGATGTCGTCAACAGTTGTTTTTTCGGCTTTGAGATCAACTTTGGCGTTCAGGCCGTCGATGCCGACTTCCGCCGAGGAAATCCGTGTTCCCAGACCATCGACAACCGTTGCATCCGCCTTGAGGCTGATTGCCGCGTTTGCGCCGTCGATGGCGATCTCAGCGCTTGTCACACGATTTCCAAGCTCTGTTACCGTTGCGGAGTCGGCTTTCATTGTGATCAATCCGCCTCCGGCAGCCGTTGCCTGAATTAACGCGTTGACTTCCTCAAACTTATTGTGCCGTCCGACCATCATCGCAACCAAACCGCCGTTGTCGCTCGATGCGGTAATCAGGGCATTGATCGTCTCAACGTCTCCCGCAAAGTTTCCCGTAATTGCTGTTTTTGTTGCGTATAGGTCGGCGTGATTTGCCTCGATCTTCACGCCTGCTTCCCTTTGCCAAGATTCTGTTGCAGAATAGAAGTCGTCATAATCACGCAGCAAGCCGAGCAAAGTGTTTCTCGAAATGCCCGTTCCTTTAGATGTTCCGCTGCCGATATACTTTTTTGTGCTGTTCTGCGACGAGCCGCCTGTGACGGTGTTGTCCAGTCGCACTAGGTCTTCCGCCGTGTCGCGGATGTTGCTTGCAAGCGTCAGCCTTACGCCGCGCGGGTCGCCGTAAACGTCGGAGATGCTGCGCACAAGGATTCGCTCTTCCATTTTCACGTCGTAATCAGGGAGCGCAAGCCGGAAAAGCCGGCCGATTCGGAAGGAATCAAGGCTTTCTCCGGTCGCGGTCGCCAAATCAACGCCGTTGATCTCAATGCTGTTTCGCGGGTTTTTGTGGTCTTCGAGGTATCGTACAATGTAGCTTTTCAAGCTCTCAGCGGTCACGCCTTCTCCGGCGGTGATCGTCTTCGTGATGATGCCCCATGTGCCGACGGTCGGACCGTCGATGTAGTGCGGCTCTGGGAGGCTCTTGCAGTAAATCCGCGTGCAGAACTCGTCATCGGATATCGAGACGCTGACGCTTTCAAGGTTTCGGCTCAGCCGTCCCTCACAACTCGCGGTTGTTTCGACCGATACGACGTTCACCCGCCAAGGGAAACCGTGCGTATCGTCGAATTCGAGCGCGTAGCCGTCTTTCTCGTCGCCGACCACTTCCGTCATCGCAGACAGGATGTTGTTGCAGTCATACGCATATTCGATGCTCGCGCTTTTCGCGCAAGTACCGAGAACCCAAGGCTTTTGACCGTTTATGAGCGTCGTCTGGCTTGCCAGCATTGCCGTCAGCACTTCGGCGCATGTTCCACTGTACTTCCCCTCGCCGGGAATGATCGCGTCGCCGAGAATCGCCGCGCTGTGCTCTAGGTCAACGTCGCCCGTGTCGACATAGCTTTCAGACGCGCTAGACACGCGGTAGAAGCCCGCGTTGCCGTCGATGGTATAAAGCTCTACCCACGCATGGAAAGGCGCTCCCTCGCCCGGAGGAAGCGTCATGGAAGCATCATGCGGCGGTACAAGCCGCTCGCTAATGGACAGCGTAACGGGATGGAGGCGGCACACCTCGCGGAGCTGCGCGTCAAGCAGACGCGGAAGCCTTACGCTCATGTGTAATACCCCCTCACGCCGAATCTCGTCTTTGCTTTTCCGTCCGTGGAGACGGACAGTTTGCCAAACTTCCCGGCTTCAAGCCGCAGCTCGTCGCTTGATTCGGCTGTTCGCTTGCTCAGCACGCTTTTGCTTCCGATTCGCGCATAAAAAACGCCGTGCTCGTCCGTTCCGACTTCAAGTGTTGAATTGAATGGGAGCGCAAGTCCGGAAAAGTGCAGCGCGGTTTGTCCGGCTGCCAGGTCTACGGTCATGATTGCGTCTGTTCCAGCATTGGTCACGCTCGCCCACACGCGGGAATCGTCCGCAAAGCCTGGCGCAATCATTTGAGCTTCGCCATTCCCGTCGATCATCACGTTTTGCGGGTACTCACTTTCCCAAAACGGAATCTCAAAAGCCGTGAACGTCGCCGTCAAGCTGTTTGTCCAGCGCAGAGCGGAGAAGTTCGGCAGGGTCTCGCAGATGACGTGCAGCCGCCTTTCAGGTCGGTCGTTCGTCGTCAGAATGCCGCCGAGAATCGCCCACTCCGTCACTTTCTCTGCGATGAGGGCGCGGCGAACGGTGTCCTGCTCGTGAATTTCAAATTTTACCTCGACGCTCAGGCTGTTCGTCGTGCGCTTCGTGATTCTTTGACCATTTCGTCCGGCAAGTGGTGTCGTCGCGAGATCTCGCACGGGCGAAACGGTGCTTACATCAAGTACATAGATCGCCGGGTCGATGCTTGACAAATCAATGCCGTTCAGACGGCAGGCATATCTCGTCATCATACGTTTGCATACCTCATAGCTCTTGCGCCCTTTGCGATGTTTCGGCTCACGCGCTGTGTCACAAGATCGCCCACTCTATCCGCGCCCATGTACACGCCCACGCCGTCAAGCGCTTCGCGTATAGCGACGGCTACGGCTTGACTGATGCTTTCCGTGCTGATGCCGCCGACGTTTCCGGCGCGGTACGCCGTCGCATCTGCGCGATTCAGAACGGTTTCTCCTGCGTGGAGCTTGGCGACGAAGTTGTCATAGGGGACATAATCAAGACCGGTTGCAAAACTGCGTCCTGCTCCCGTGTTTTTCTTGCCCCAATTTGAGGGGTTATACCATGCCGAATCCCACGCGGCAGAGGCTGCGCCAGCAAGACCGCCGTTATCCCATCCTTCTTGGATGGATTTTGCGCTCTTTTGGACATTTGTTGTATTCAGGCTGTCCACAAACGAATCCCAGGCGGATTTAATATCGTAAACCAAATCGGAGATCGTCTCAAGTGCTGATCTCACGCCACTCATAAACCCTTCCGGGACGTGCGTATTGATAAAGTTTGTGAACGCTGTTTTCGCATTGTCCGCCCATCGCTTGATATCTTCCCAGTGCGTAATAATCAACGCAAGAACGCCGGAAACAATCAAAAGAGGCGATTTCATGGTGATCCATGCAGTAACAATGCCGCCGAGAACCGTTGCCGCCGTCTGAAAGAGGGGATCGTCAACAAATGCGCTGAAATCCTCAAGAAATCCCTCTACATTTTCAGATGTCTCCTTGTCAAAGCCATTGAAAAGCAGCTTTAAAAAGTCCACAACGCCCGTGAAGATCATGCCTGCAATGTTGCCGAACGAGCTGGCAATATCAAAGAGCGCCTGTGCGGTGTCGCTCGGCTCTTCTTCGCCGCTGCTCCACGCCAGAATCTTGTCCAACAGATCAATGACGCCGTCAAAGACCCAGCCCGTCGCGTCTGCCAGACTTGCCGCAAGCATACCGACGCGCATTTGAATTGTTTCGTCGGTGAGAAAAGCCGTCGCTTTTTCGATTGCCGGAATCAGATTTGTTCTGAAGCTATCGCCAATCTTTGGCATGATTCCGTCTATTCCGTATAGCGCGGAGTTGAGATTGCCGACCACGGTTTCCCATTCGTGGCCTTCTCTTGCCGCCTGCCCGATAACGCCGGAAGCGGCATACATCTCGTCAACGACGTTGAGAAGAAGATTCTGTTTCTGCGCCTCTGTAAGTTCAGACCATTTCTTCCCGTATACTTCAAGTGCTTTCGATGCGCGTGTAGATTCGGAGATTTGAAGACCGATTGAATCGCCAGCCTCTACATTTCCACGAAGGAACGATCTCAGTCTTGTGTCAGCATCTTCAACGCTGATGTTATACGCGGCTGCACCGTCAGCGGCGAGGCGGACATATTTATCCATCATGGATATAGCTTCTGCCGCGCCAACGCCTGCGCTCCTGAACTGCATGAAGGACGACGTGCCAACGCCTTTAAGTCTTCCGGCCAGAATGTTTGTGTCCTTGCTGATCGTGTCAAGAGCGCCATTTGCGGCAGATTCCAGCTCGCCGAACGTTTGACTTGCAAGAGAATCAAGGGCTTCTTTGTCTGCGGAAGACACAATCGCCTTTTTCACGATTTCAAAAATCTTGGAAAACGCGCTTTTAATTCCGTCGACCATCAACTTGGCCTTCGCAAGCGTCCACGCGCTCAGGCTCTCCATCTTCGATTTTCCGTTGCTTTCGACTGCGGAAAACATGCGTTCCCACAACGTCTTATTTCTTTCCGTTGTCGTCTTCGTCGCGCTTTCCGTTCCCTTGGTCGCGTTCTTGATGCCTTCTCCCGCTTCCTTGGCCGCATTCTTTACGGATTCGGACGAGCGCCCGATACTCTGAGCGGCAGTTTGCGCATCGTTTTTAGCCTTTAGGATGCCCTGCTCGTATTCCTTCGAATCAAGGCCAATTTTGGCTACAAGCGTAAATAAATCCACGCTTTATCCCTCCCCTCTTGCTTTTTTCCTTCTCTCGTGTTCTTCGAGCAGGTCGTTGATGATCTCCTGCCCCGTTCGGTTGTCCTGCTCCACCAGCCCGACAAACTCTTCATAGCTCACGGGTTCGCTTCCCATCGCCTGACAAATGACGGAAAGCATCTTCGCGCTGTACACGTCTCCCAGCCACTTTTGACGATCGTTTGCCAAAAGGTCGGAGAGTGCCGCGATTGTCGGCGGTGCTCCGTGCCTGTAAATCGCCGCCGTTACAGCTTTCCGACCGTACGAACGGACGACGAAAAAAAATCCATCAGATCGGGGTCTGCGAGTGCGTTTTTCAGCTCCTTGATGGTCTGCATGCCCTTCTGACTGCGGATTTCCTCGACGGTTTTGTCGTTGATTGCCGCCAGAATCGCGAACGTGTCTTCCCGATGATCGCCAAGCAACAGAGGAACGAATTTTCCGATCATCATAGAGGTCTGCTGGATGTTGTTCATGCCGCTTTTGCTCAAATCGGCGATTTTCTGAAAGGTCTCCGTCGTCTTCTTGTCAAAGCCGATCCGTTCAATCGGCTCTGCGATTTTGCAAAGACAGACAGATAGCTCTTCACCGTTCATTTCCGAAAGTTTCATTTTCTCACCTCAAAAAAGAAAAGCGCCGAAGGCAAAGCCCCCGGCGTGTTGTTATTGCGCCGCTTTGTCGAAATAGTAGATTGCGCAAGGCGCGTACTCGTTGTTCTCCACGGTGTCCTGATAAGCGTGGAACTCGACCGGGATTGTGCCCTCTCCCTTGTCGCTGAAAGCCAACGTCACGCCCGTGTTGTTCAGCGCGTTGTCAAGCGCGATGGCGACAAGCCCCTTGGACGTGTTGCCAAACCAGACGAGGTTCTGAATATAGTCGCCGTCTTCGATGTTGGTTCGCAGCTTGATCGTGGTCTTTTTCCCGACCGTGAAGGCTTTGTCCTCGGTCTTCTCAGCCGTGCCGAGTGCAAGCACGAAGTTATCCGGCGTGATCTCCATAAGCGTCGCGGTCAGCTTGATATCCCAAGTATCAATGACCGTACTGCCTTTGAACTCATACCGCTTTCCGTCCGCCTCGATGCTGCGCATGGTTGGCGTTGCGGTAAATGTGCCGCCGCCTCGCGTCGCGCCCAGCGCCTTTGTGCCGTCCTTAATGGCGCCAAAAAGGGCTTCTTCGAGCGCGCTGTATTCGGTGTAGGTGCTCAGGTCAAAATTTTTGAGAAAAGCGCCCGCGTTGAGCTGCAACCGCTCAAACGTCTGCGGTCTGACAGCCGTAACAGGTTTGCCCATTTATATCACCTCGATTGATACGAATTGATTTGAAAATTGAGATACGCGACTTTGATTTCCGGGTTTGCGATGGGCTGATACTGCACTAGCGGGTCAGCGGGGCGAATGGCGACATAGCCGTTCGCAGTCGGAAGCATAACCAGCTCGCCCACCGCCCTTGTGATCTCGTCAACCTTGGCGTTTATGCCTTTGTAGCTCTCCGACCGATACCACACACGCGCCTGATGGCTTGCAGCGTTTCGCCAGTCCGGCTCAATGACGGTGTAGGTGATATATGGGAGTTTCGCGTTCTCCGGCACGTTGCTTTCCGGGTATGCGTCAAGGCCGAACCCAGAATAAAAGCTGTATAGTGCCTTTGCCGTCTCGGTCATGTCGGAAGCTCCCACCTCTCAGCCGTCACTTGCTCAAAGTCAAACGTCGCCACGTCGGGCGGTCTGCTGTCGGTATAGTCGCTCGTCACGCGGAAGATTGCCCCATCAGAAACGCGGCGGAAAACCTCGTGATACTCAAGCGCAACGCCTCGCGCCGTCGTGATGGTGTAGACGCTGGAAACGCCCTGCTTCTCGGCGACACGTGCTTGCAAGCTCTGATCTTTGACAATCGCCGCGTCGAACTCGTCACCGTCCGTCCAGCTCGTTTCAAAGCCACCCAGTCCGTCAGGGACGCGCTTTTTTTCCAGCATCACGCACGGCTGAGAAAATCTCTCGATCAGCTCTGCGTTAATCATCGCTTATCCTCCGATAAGGGGCAAGGCGGGAGGCGAAAGCCCCCTGCCAGCCCATCGGCGCACCAGTCGTGCCGGATGCGCGGGAGTAACTGTAGCCGCCGAAACTCTCGGAAACCTTGTCGGTTACCGGATTCTTCTCCGTGTACGCGGCGATTTCTTCCGCAAGCTCTTTGACGCTTTTCGGGATTGCCAGCGCCCAGATTTCGCCCTCGAAGGTCTCATCTGCCAGCATCTCACCGCTCTGATAGACGTGCAGCCCGTCAGAAAACACGCTGCCCTTGATACGGTAATACTGTCCCGGTTTCAGAAAGTCAACGTCAGGGATGCCGGAAGCGATGGTGAACGCCCTAGCGTCACACCTGACGGGAAACCAGTTATGCAGATACGTCAAAACCGCTTCAAGCATTGGTTTGCTCCGTTTCTGCGGCTTTGATCGCCGCCACGATATCCGCCTTGTTCATCGAGCTGCCGACACCCTCAACGCCCTTCTCGGCGGCATACGCCAGCAATTCAGCCTTTGTCATGCCGCCGAGATTGGCGCTTTGAAGCGTAGGCGTTTCGGACAGCTCCGTTATTCCCCCGTCACAGACGCGATATACAGGCTGTTCGGATTGTAAAGCATCGGCATAAAGAGTGCGCTTGCCTTTGTCCACAGAACAGCCGGATCTTTCTCCATCCACTGAGAAACGTAGACATACGGGCTTACGCCGCTCGCTCCGACCTGCATAAACGCACCTGCGTCAGTCTCCGGCGGATCGCCCCACAGACCCTCGCCCAGACGGCCAGCAGGATTCGCCGCGAAGAGCGTGATCTTATCTTTCGGGTAGTAGCGCTTCGTCGTTCTGTTCGGGCGGCCATTCGCGCCGACACCATTTTCGACCGCATAGGTCAAATCGTTTGCGATAACGCGCTGAATGCCAAACTCCTCATTGAGATAGGCGTTGAAAGCGTCCGCGCGGACAAGCGCGCCAGCGCCGACATTGCCGTTCACAGCCTTCTGAATTGCCGCATTGCTGCGCATTTTGGTGATGTTCGCCTTGCTGGTGTAAATGCCAGTCAGCGTCACGCCATTGTCGGTCGCCTCATCGATCAGCGCTTGCAGCAGCTTCGGCACGTTAGCGCTCTCGGACAGATCAAGCGTCTTGGAGGTCTGCCCGGACGGCACGCCGTAATCAACGGTCAGGTCGAGGTTATTCTCCTTGATCGTCACCTTGCCCGTCGCCAGCAGCTCGTTCTTGGCAACCTTCGTGCGCGTCACGACCTGCTCCGACAGGTTAATGCCATCGCGGATGACATAATCGTACATGTCATTCTGCTGCACGCCGCTTCGCAGAAGAGCGCGCATGCGCTCGGACTGATTGATTTTGACCTTAATCAGACCCTTTTCGATGTTGTGCGTATCGACCGGAACGCGGAAGGTCGTTCGTGCTTCGGTATCAAAGCCGTGGAACTGCGCCATGACGGGGATCTGATACTGCGCCGCGATGCTCTGCCAGTAGGCTACCAGATTCGCGGTTCGCGTGTCGCCGAACAGACCGTCAATCGGGTCGTTCGGGCGGGTAACCTGGAACGGGATGTTCAGCCAGTCTTTCTGCGGGATAAAACCCAGGATGTTGTTTTCAAACATTTCAGCCATTTTTCTTCACCTCTTTCAGTACGGGCGCGTGATTGCCGGGGCAGTGGCAACAAAGGTGATGCCTTTCAGCGCCGTCTTTGCAGCCGCATCAACCGCCGGAGAAATCTTGTCCTCATAGACAGCTCCGCGCGTAACGACAGACCCCGGCATGTCGCCGCTGGACACGTCCACATCCTCATACAGGATGCCGACCGCCGTTGCGTCATTCGCCGGGATGACAGACCCCGCCGGAACATACTTGCCGCCGTTTGTGGCGGTTTTGACGTTCTCGTGGTCTGCCTTGACCGTGCAAGTCTCCCGCGTTACGTCTTCAGCATGAACCAGAAAATAACCAGGCGCGTAAACCGCGCCGTTTTCAGCTTTGATAAAGCTCATTTTTTCGCTCCTTCTGCCGCGCCATAAATCGCGGCGTAATAATCCTTGGCAACCTGTGCCGCGCGGCTGGATACCCCGCCGCCGTTGTTGTCGGGCGGATTGTCCACATTCGCACCGCGCGTATCGGTATTTGGGATGAAATCCGCATAGTCGGTCTGGATGCCCTTCTTCACGCCGTCAGCGTCTTCCAGCTTGCCGTCCTTGACCTTCACGGCGGAAAGATCGGTCAGGCGTACAATGCTGTCAGCTCGCTTTCCAGTGATGCCCAGCGCGTTAAGCTGCTCCCGGTACAGTCGCTCGGCCAGTGCCGCCGATTCTTTGGCGTTCTGATCGTTCTTGTACTTCTCGAAAGCCGCGTGTTCGCTGTCATACTTGCTTTTGTAGTCCTCGCCGCCGCCCTTGGCTTTCAGGTCGTCCAACTCCCTCTGAACGCCTTCCAGCTTCTCAGCGTCGGCTTTGTAGCCCGCCATCTGGCTTTTCAGCCCGTCGACGGTTTCCGTGTGCGCCTCAACCACGCTGTCAACCTGTTCTTCGGTCAGACCAAGCGCCTTGAGAAATTTTCTCGTGAATGCCATGTTTACGCTCCTTTACTTCGGGGGCTGTTCTTCGCCCTTCGCTTTATATGCAAACGGCGGTACTTTGCCGTTTTTGCCAAAAGAAAAACCGCTGTTCTCAGCGGTGCTTGTCAATTTCCCTGTTTGCCTTTGCCCTGATTTTCTCGATCTTCCGCGCCAGTGCGCGTTGGCCTTGCCTTGTGCCGGGTGCGGCTTCTCGCGCCTGTTTGATCTCTTTTCGCGCTCCCCTACGGATTTTCTCGCGCCTAAACCACTTGATAAGCCCCATTTTAACCTCCTGACAGCTCGTCTCGCATGATTTCCTTGTATTCTTCTCGGTGATCTTCAATCGCGGGTCTGATATACGGTCTGGGTCTGACGTAGGATTTACCAACGCCGCTTCCTCGCGTCGTCGTGAACTGCTCCCACTCAGGCGGCGCTTCAAAATGCGGACCCGTGCCCAGCTCAACATACGGTGCATACTCGACGTTGCTTCCCACGCTCACCACGTCGTCATCAACCCTGTGCGTGATACTGTTTCTTAGTGTTCCGCCGATGTACCCTTTCTTTCCCGTGCTTTCAACCGTTCCGACGGGGCACTTGTCTTTCGCGTATCGCTCGGCTTGCTGGCCGATAGTCTCAAGCGCCCGCGCCTTTGCGCGTTCCAGCTCTGCCAAAAACGCCGCGCTGTTGTCGATCAGATTTCCCGCCATTGTGTGCCTCCTTCCATCCCGCCCACTCCGCGTAGGTCTTGAACGGTATCGTGTCGCGGGTGATATTGTCGAGCCGCGTCTTATTACGCGGCGGATATTTGGGATTATACGATACGAGCGTACACCGGCAGTTGTACACGTTCGCGGGTCTTGCGTTCGGGTCGCCCGGACACATGATCTCGCCCAGCTCGCTTTGAAACGGCTTGTCTACATCTACTCTCTGCCCGTCAAGCATGGCGTGAGAGTGGCGCGTGTGGTTGTCCAGCGTCGCCCGCCACTCCTTTTGCAGCTTGATACCCAGCTTCGCCGCCTGATGATAGCTTTCGATGCGTCCCGCGTTCTGCGCGTAGGTCATCGCAGTTCTCGCGTGTCGCCTTGCGCTGACCTCGTTCGCCGTCGTCACACGCTGCAATCGCTTCACGACCGTCTCAAGCGGTTCGCCTTGGATGATGCCCTGCGTGATCTGCTGCGTGATCTGCGTGTGATTCCAGCGCTTGTCCACTGGTATATCCACCTTTGACGGCGGCAGAAGGTCGGGCTGGTCACGGATAAGCCGCTTGACGGTCGACGCGTCGTACAGCTCAAAGCCCATGTTTATCCGTGCGCCCTTTTCAAGCATATAGCTCGACCAGTTGGCGTTGTAGGCAAACGCTTCCGGGGTCGTGTCGTTGATGATCTGCATAGCAAGCTCATTGCTATGTGTCAGCGTCTCCGTCATGTTGGCAAGCATCTGCCGCCAGCGCTTGCCTTGAAACACTTGCCCCGCCAGCCAATCGCGGTACGTCTCTTGCGTGATCTCTCCCGCTTCGAGCTGCGCACGGTACTTTTTATCGTCCCTGCGAAACTTTGCAATGAACTTGTCAAGTTTTTGCTGAATGTCAGCCGCCGCGTCAGTGTACACGTCGCGGATGCGCCGCTCTAGCTCTTCAATCTGCTTGTCAGTCCATCGAACCGCCTGATCTGTCAAGCGCCGTCACCCCTATTTTCTGCGCCAACGTTTGTTTGCTCCATCCCAAGACAACCCGTTCGCCTTAGCTTCTGCTCGCAAATTGTAAGTTTGCCCGCTGATAGAGTTCACCTTCGACCAGTTAATTCCGAAGGTTTTTCCATCAAGCGCACCATGCGCAACTTCGTATGTAAGATGCTGCGTTCTGTTTGTTTGGGATGTTTTTGTGCGCGTTACTGGCTGAGCATACGAGAACGTCAAGTTTCCTTTTCCGTCAGTCGTAGCTTCAAGGACTTCCTCTTTGTGATAGCTGCCGCCCCAGCCTCTTGCCTCACGAAAAGTTCCCTCGATAATCTGCTTTTTTGCTTTTACGAGCGCTCCATCGCTTGACCCTTTCACATAGCCTGCACCGCCTCCGCCGCCGGAACCGCCGCCGCGCCCTCCGAACAGCTCAAGACTGATTTCTAGCACGCTCTTCCCTCCTTTGCTCGAAACGCTTATAGAATGTATCAACATGGATGATATTTCCACGCGCTTCCGCCGGAACGTTGCCGAAGAAAATAATGCCGAATGGATTGAGGCGTTCTAACATTGCATCATATCCGCGCATAAATGCCGCTTTCGCTCCTTGACCGCGTTGTGTGCCCACGCTTGATACGCTGACAATGGCATTTTGGGGTTCGCCGTCAAAGCACCAATCAAACGTTTTATCATCGCCCCAGCAAATGGTAGGAATAACGTTAATTCCGTTTAACTGCCAAAATGCGCCCAGCCAGTGTTTGCGATAGTGGTTGTATATCCCCAGCGCTTGAGGAACGTCCGCATAAATCGAAAAATCAGGCGACAGAACAGCAGCCGAATTGCGCAATCCGCCCAGATACTTTGTAGGCGCATTCCATAGACGCTCAATTCGGTAATCATCGACGTACATCTGAACCGCCTTGGTTTTTGTTAGTCTGCGCGACAGGTCATTAAATGGCAACCACGCTTCAATTTCTTCCGGCAAAAAGCCGGGATGGATACGCGGGATTCCAAATTTTCCTTCGGTTTCGTCGTTTCCGGGTATCCAGTGCCGCAGATTCTCATAGAGACGACTATTCATTGGTTTCCTCCTCCGATTCCTCGCGCACAAACCGCCCTTCCGTTTCCTCGTCCAGCCGCGCCATGATCTCCGGCACTTTGTCGATGTAGATGTTCGGCAGATTCTCAAGGATCGTCTGTCTGTCAAGATATGGTGCTTCGAGCATGAGCATTTGTACCTGCTCAAGCTGGTTGCTGATGCGGTTTCGCTTGAAGATAGGAACATCATCAATGCCGATCAGCCCCAGAATCGACCGAATGCAGGATTCGAGCTGATTTTCAAAATCATCCGCGTTCTCGTCAAGCGGTTGATATGCGGAGTTAATCGCCGTCGCAGTCTGGTTAGACGCGGAAATCGCTTTGGTGTCAAACCCACCGAAATCCTCGTAGATATCCTGCCTGATGGTCTGCAAATACGCCGTCCGCGCAGCATACGGTACGTCTTGCGTATACGGCTTGATGCCGCCGCCATCGCGCGTATCTGCGACTGCGATATGCTGTAAGAGGATTTGGTCGCGGAATTTCTGCAAATCCTTGTCATCCATACCGCCGTAGTTCTCAAGAATCCAATAGATTTGCGCGCAGTCCTGCAAATCGTTTGCAAACCCAGACCGAATCAGATCATAGCTGTCAATACTCTGCTGCAAACCGACAAGCGTCGACTGATGCAGTCGGCTTCCCCACAGCGGGACAATCGGCAGGCGACTGTAATTTTCCTCGGCGATAACCTCAGGCTCTGCATCGGCAGGCGCTTTCGAGATGGTCTGCTTGTACGCGCGCAGATCTCCATCTTTCTCAAATCGCGCATACCCGGATTTTGATTTAAACCGCCTGTAACCGTCTTCGGTGTACAGCACGGCAATCGTCGGCTTAGTGTCGTCAATGCGCCAGTACCGCAGACCGGCGCGCAGCGTGCCGTCATTCTCGTCCCACAACGGCACAAACTCAGTCAGCGGGAAGACATGGATATGATCAAAGTTGAAAAACACGAAACTGACACCGTGAATCAGTGCCAGATATCCAGCTCTGTATAACTCGGTATCAAACGTCTTACCCAGCTTTGCTTTAGTCCCGCCGTCCTGCTTCACTTTTCCATCGGTGTCTTTGTCGCTCGCAAAGGTAACGCCGTTGCCCAGCGAGTAGGCGCAGCGCTGCGTATTCAACCTCCGGAAGAAATTTGACGCGATCTTGTTGTTTGATGCAACATAGTTTCGCACCGATACCCCAGCAGATGAATAGATTTTCTTCACATATTCATTTATGGTTTTGTTTCTCTGATGGTCGTACAGGTTAGCTGTCCGCGCCATTTCAACCGCTTCGTTTTGTTCGTGTTCCGCAATCATCTGCGAGATGAAATCGGGGATTTTATCCTCGTCCGTCGGGAAATCCTGCCACGTCAGCAACGCCATCACCTCCTTATGCGAAAAATGGGCTTTTATACTCTTCTTTCGGCTTGACAAGCCGCATGGTGCGCACGCCGTAGCGCAGCGCGTCCATTAAGTGATCGTTGACCTTTATCGGCTTGTCGTCCGCTTTGTCGTCCCAAACATAGCCGTCAAACTCCTTGCGCAACTCCGGCAGATTGTCGAAAATCCGCACGTCGCCGCGCTGCATGCAAACTGCGACGTCGCGGATGCCGTCCAGCACGTCGTTGTCTGCCTTGCGTACACGAAAGGCAAGCCGTGAGCGTCTGAGCGCCGCGATGAACGACGCGGCAGAAGGGTCTATGATCGTCATCACGCCGCGCTGCTGGTCTTCAGGCAGGCTCTCGCTGACGAACCGCTCCATGTCGCGCACATAGTCCTCATCGGTCTTTTGCACCTGCGTGTCGCGCCCTGAGTAGCGATACTCCCGGAAAATATGCCAAACGCCCTCGCTTTTGCCCCATAGCAGAGCAGCGAAGGCGTTTTGTGTGCCGTAGTCAATGGAAATAAAAACATCACGCCAGCGCGGCGGCGTGAACGGTGTTTCGAGTGCTGAGGAATAGCCGGGGTATATCATGCCTTCAGCAGATACGCGCTTTCCCTCGATGTCCCGCTTATACCATACGGATTGCGGGTCGTACTGCGCGACAATTTCCGCAAATCTCTCGTCGGATATTGTCGCATTGTCGCGCATCAGAAACAGTTCGTAATTGCATCCACCCGGCAATTCTCCGCGCTCCTGCTTTATACGGTACAGGTCGATATATTTTTCGTAGATCGGAGAATTCGGTGCGCTTGGGTTCAAGTCCCAGAAGAACTTTCTCAGCTTTGCCGCAGCGGTTCGGTTGAACGCCTCCTGAATGAAAGATTCATGGTGAAGGTTGACCTCTGTTGCAATCCACATGCCGTAGCTGTTTCCTCGGATTCGCTTGAAGCTGTCCGCTTTTCCAGCTCCGGCAAATATTACAATCTTCTCCCCCGTCTTCGTCCTGACGCGGATGCAATCATTCCCTCGATATTTGCCCCACGTGCAGCGCCCACGGAACTGGGCTTCAATGCCCATTCCGTTACAGTCCCCGATATTCAGCTTTGCCGTTGGTGATGTCGAAGCACTCGCAAGGTGTATCTTGTCCGGGCAAGTTTCAAGCTCAGTGCAGAAGGCGAAAACATTATCAACCGTCTTTCCGGCTCGAACAGCTCCCTCGGCGATGTTGTACATATTTTTGCGACAGGCGCGGATGTATGAGAGGTGCTTTGGGCTGAAAACAGGTACATATTTACGTGTCTTCATCGCCATATACCTCTTCGCGTGTCGCGTCAATGTCTTCAGTGTCAACATCCGCCAAGTCCATGTCTGCCGTCAAATCTTTATAAGCCGCCGTCAGATCGCGAAGCCGCCAACGCTTCGACATGACCTCACGTCTTCCTCCACCTTTCTCAGACTTGATGATGTCCTTTGCACTCTCCGTTCCGATGCTACCGGGAAGAGCGTCTATCTCGCTTTCCAGTCGGAGAAGCAGCTTTGACCGAATTCTTGCAGCAATAACAGCGTTATTTGCGGCTTCGTCCGCTTTCTGCGCGACAATGCGCTCATTTGTCCTTTGTCGCACTTTTGTCGCAGTTTTGTCGCGGGTCTCTTTCCATTTTTCCGCTTTCGCCCTTCGTCCGACCGCGTCCTTAGAAATCCCGTACTTGTCAGCCAGATTGCGTATGGATGCGCCGCCTGCTATATACTCGGCTCTTATCCGCTCCCAGTCCACCGTCGGCACATCTTCGCACTCCCCTTTTTAGTGATTAAATGCAAAAACAGGACGTCACTTATACGCCCTGTTCTTTTATCATTTCTTTGTCGTTTGTTATCTCATAAAGGCAGCGAAGGAAAACGTCTTCGCCCTGACACCGAATTTCTTAGCCATTTGCTTGCTTTTCTCATTGAACGCATCTTCAAACGGCTTAACCATAGCCTTCGCCTCGGTCTTCTGAATTTTACCGTTGGCATATAGGAATTTGGCTTTGTAGGCCTGTTCGCGAGCTTCTTCGATGCTCATTTCAATTCCCCTCCCCGTCATCTGTTTTCTTGCTTATATCTTAAGGCAATGCGGCGGAAATGTCGAGGAGTTTTTTAATTATTCTTCTGTTTCTTCATCAAAAACAAAATCGTAAGGTTCGAGATTTATATTTTTGTTATTGCCTCTGATGAAAACAAGAACATTCTGATGTGTTCTAACGACCTTTCTTCCGTTTTTGAATTGAAGATCGGCTCGCAAGGCTGCTGTTGCAACGGGATCAATTTTTACAATGTCATTGTAAAGAGAGCAGCCAGCATCGTTGAAAGCTTTGATCGTGTCCGAATAGAACCCTCGATATATCCCCTTTTTGTCCCTTATGTCGCTGATTATAACCGCGCAATAAGCATCATTTTTCAGCAAGGAAACTGTTCTGCTGATGATTTTTGAATATGTCGAAATAAAATTTTCGTAAGTCATGTTCGAAATATCTTTGGGATCGTCAGAATATTTTTCGAGGTCTCCGTATGGTGGGCACATCAGAAGAAAGTCAAATCCGCTTTGATTTACAATCCCCTTTATATCCATGCTGTCTCCACAATGCCACGTCGGCTTGTTTTCCATTTGGCAAGCAGACGGGTCTATACGGATCAGCTTTTCGAGCGCTTTGTTATTTTCGTCAATCTGCTCCTGCCGCAGATCAACGCCAGTATAATAATCTCCAAGGTACATGCTGACGAGGCCGCGCACATTTCCGCCAGCAAACGGGTCAATAATTCGCCCCCCCTTTGGGCAAAACCAGCGAATCATGAGCTCACATAATACAGGATCAAATTCGCTCGTTCCATTAAGGGAGGAACATCCAGATTTTTCTGCGAGGTCTTTAAACCCGCCGATCAGGTCTTCATTTCGTCCATCTCGAGAATCCGCTCCAAAGATATCATGCCAGAGATTTTTTCTTTTTTGCCATGCCCCAGATCGACCGTCAAGAATACTAAATGGCGGAAACACATATTTTTCTGATAGCGTCGGCCTTTCGCCGTCCAATTCACGCCACTTGGATTCCGAATTTAGAGAATCGCCCAAATCGTCATCGAACCCAAACTGCCCCATGTCGAAATCTTGGAGATCAAGCAATTCCTCGGAAAGCAGATCAGCGTCCCACTCCGCAAGCTCGCTTGTCTTATTGTCCGCCAGCCTGTACGCCTTGACCTGTTCTTCGGTCAGGTTGTCCGCGTATACAACAGGCACTTCCTTGCATTTCAGCTTTTTCGCGGCTTTGTATCGGGTATGCCCGGCAATGATAACTCCGTCCTTGTCAACGACGATGGGCTGCTGCCAGCCGAACTCTTTAATCGACGCGGCGACAGCATCAACCGCGCTGTCGTTCCTGCGCGGGTTCTTCTCGTATGGCCGGATTTCCGACAGCTTGACGCGCTTGATCTCCATGATTTCGCCTCCCTGCACATCCTCCTGAATCAGCATAAGCAACGCCGCTCCCACTCTGCGCCGCTCTCACTCTGCGTCCTGTTGCGTTGCTTCCCGATTTGCGCCGGAGGTAAAGCACAAATCACCCCAAAACAAAAGCCGTGACGTTCGCCGCGGCTTTGCTGCTGATTATTTGCCAGCGTCCTGCGCTTTGCGCTCTTCGCTGATTTTAATGTTATCACACGGTCGCACTCTATGTGTAGCTCCGACCGCTCTATAAGTTTACTGCAAATCGCCTATAATTTCCCTCTTGTACGCCCAGCCCGTGCTTTCGGCCAGCCCTTGGCGCGCCGTCGCCTCAGTGACGGACAGTCCCTCGATAAAATACGCCTTGCAAAACTCTCGCACTCGGCTGACCTTCTCAAGTGTTTCGATTTGCAGCACAATCTTGTCGATCACCTCAAGCGCCGCAGAAATTGCCGTAAGATAGGCCATGCTCGCGGCTTGCAGCGCCTCGAAAGCCTTGTCACGTCGTATGACATAGGCCTCAAGCCCTGCACCGCTGGACGAGCCGAACGGCATGCCCGTGAGCTTTTGTGCCGTCAGATAGGCGGCTTTTTCCTCCTCGTAGGCTTCCTCCGTCCTCACATACGCCTTGCGCTTTTTCCGCGTGTCAAGCAGCGTGCGCTTGTCCGCTTCCGTCAACTGCATTATTAACCTCCTTTTTGCGCCTTTCGCTGAAACTCCAACCAGCGCTCGTGACTGCGCTTTTTGCTCGTGCCCTCTATACAAGCCGTGTAGCGGTTTTCAAGCGCTTGCTTCCTGCCGTCGGCATACGCCTTGTATCTCTCGCATCCTGCGTGGCAGCCGACCTCGCGGCTCGTACAGTCGCGGCATGGCGCGTCATTCACGGCTATCACCTGCCCACGGCGTTTCCCGCCTTTCCGCTTCCGTCGGCTTGCGCAGCCAGCAGCGCCAGAAATCGTTATAAGACGCATTCTTCCGATAAAATTCATCTCCGCAACGATCTACTAGCTTTGTGAAATCGGGCTCACATCGTCCCCATCCCAGAATAACTACTTGTGCTCTCGTCCTTAGGCGGTCGTCGTACCACATGACCTCGCTTTTTGCAACCTCTTCCAGCGTCAGCACGCGGTTCTTCGGCTCGACGCGGCGCGACGACACAGCTTGCAGCCGTTCTTCAATTTTGGTCTGCGACGTGTTTCCGATAAACTCAATGCGTGGCGATGTGCTTTCGCACGTCACACATTGATACCATGCCGAGAAGAACTCCTGCTCGGTTGTATGTGGAAGAACGTGGATTTTCATCCTGTCTCCGCAATATGGGCATTTAAGCGTGTTATCCATGAATTGATCTCCTCTTGTTATTTTTCACCATTCAACAATTCAGTCATATTCACAATTGGCGTTGCGCTGCCTCCGCTGATAATCGGCAGCTGACCATTCCACTTTTTAATGTACTCCTTCTGGATCACTTTATCGGTAATGCTCTTTGCTTCCATTTCAAGACGGTAACTTTCGGCATCGGCCTGAATCCTGACGGCTTCCGCGTCCGCTTCCGCAGCGATTTTCTTCATCTCAGCATCAGCCTGAGCCTTGATCTTTTCGCGCTTGGCCTCAGCCTCCGCGATGATCGTCTGCTGTTCCTGCTCGGTTTGTGTTTGCAGCTTCTTCTGAGTGGCCACTTGCTTGGCCTCCACCGCGTCGGTGAAAGCGTCGCTAAAGTCGATATCCGTGATCGCCACGTCTTGGATTTTTACATCGTAGATCTCCATTTTAGAGTAGACCGCTTCGTAGACTTCCGTGGAAATGCCGTCACGTTCGGAAATCAGCTCTTCTGCCGTATATTTTGAGAATACGGCTTTCACCGCATCCAGAATGCACGGCTCCATGATTTTACTGCCGTAATCCTCGCCAACCTGTGAATAGATACGCCTCGCGCCGTCTTCGGACAGCTTGTAATTGCAAGTCATCTTGATATCGACCTGTTGGATATCCTTGCTAAACGCCGAGCAGACGACCTCGTACTTCTGCCAGCGGCAATCCATTTTGACTACCGATTTCCACGGTGGAATGACGTAGAAGCCGGGTGTCAAAACATCAGCTTCAGCCTTACCCCAATTTAAGACAATGCCGACATATCCTTCTTTAATTGTCGTTGCAGACGCGGAATCCGCGCAGGAAAAAGCGATAACAACTGCGACAATCAAAACAGAAATAATAGTGCAAACCTTTTTCATAATTTTCCTCCTGACTTTTACTTTCTATATTATTCCTTATCGGTTTTTACGCGGTTCTCAAGTTGCTCGATGCAAGCGAAAACGTCAAGCATCAGCATTGTTCTACAACTCACGTCCTCGTAATATGGGCAATCCTTGCGGCACTCACTTAAAAGGCACAAACTCACAGCCTCCTTGATCTCTTCAGGCGTTTTCATTGTTCTTCCTCCTTTTCCGCTCCTTCTCGATCTCCGCCGCCAGCTTTTCGAGCATGTCGGCGTTTTTCCGCTTTACATAGTCGTCGTAGTTGTTATTTGATTCCATGATATGCACGCAAGAGCAACGCTCGCACGCCGAACCCGCGCAAATCCTCAGCGCGGTCACCAGTTCCTCGGCATTCAGCTCCGGCTTTTGCGTTGCATCTGCATACTTGCACACCTCCGGGTGTTCGCTCGTCGGGCACATGTCGCCGCGATACGGACACTCGCCATTGGTGCAGACACCTTCAAATTCGGCGTACCATTTACATTTCATCAGTCATTCCCTCCAATCCATTTCAACCTGTTCGCCCTCGGTGTAGGTTGTCAGTTCCTTGGCGCACCCGTTGAGATATTGCAAAAAGGCTTTCGTCTCCGGCGAATCGTGAATCAGATACATCATGTTTCTGCACCAGTTTTTGTACTGCTCATCGCGCTCCATCACGTTTTCTATCATTTCCCGGAGATCGTCTTCCGAAAATTCCGAGACGATCTCCTGCTCAACCAAATAGACCTCAATCTCTTGTGTGTTTAGTTTGTTAGCGCGAAGTTCGCCTAAAAGCTCTTCTTTTGTGATGATTTTCACGTCGTCACAATACAGATCCTCGGAAAATCTGCCATTATAAACAATCAGCAGCCGATTATTGTCAAGCTCGCTGAACTTCGGCAGCGTATCAAGTCTCTCCATCCGTTACTCCTCCATCGCGTCTAAATCATCCACCAATGCCAGAAGATGCGCTCTAACCTGTTTCACGCTACGCTTGATACCTTCCTTCGCATAGGCTTTGCGGACATAAAATGGCTTATAGTGTTTGATTGTCTCTTCAAGTGCCTGTACTTCCAGTGCAATCATGCGTATTCTCTCTTTTGCTGTCATTTCCCGTGCCTCCATTCACGTCCTCGGTTGATCTCCATCTTCTCCCGCACCGCCTTGTCTATAATCGCCTCCCGGCTGATGTAATCACTCATTTCAATTCCTCCACATAGCACCAACTCTGGGGTGGGCGTTTAATTATCCGGCCATCACATTCCATTTTGGTGTAGTTGTAATAAGGGCATTCCCCACAACCCACATTAATTTTACATAGCCCCTTGACTGCGCTCAGCGGTATCGGCGTATCGTAGATTTCCAACTTGGAAATGTGCCAGCCGTACAGTGTTGCACCTTTTCCGTAGTTCCACAAAGCGCCGTCCACAAGCCTAGTCTGCGCCACAAAGTCATCATCCACATCGTAGATTCCATACGGTTCTGTTGCCGCCTTGATGGTTTCAACCCGGTCGCATACAAATTCCCCGACAACATGCCCGTTGTAAACGTCCCAGGTTTTATCTGCTTCTGCTCTGCCATACCCCGAAAGACGGGTAAACTCTGTAAACCAATCGCCCCGGAAAACATCACCCCACACAAGGAACGGCCTTGTGTTTGTGCAGTATATATAGCACTTGAAAGGCGTGTCCAAATATGGCTTTGTCTTGCGAACCTCGACGGTCTTCCACTCGTTGGCAATCTTCTCCACCCACTCCGGCCGGATGCTGATAAGTACCGCTTTAGCCATGTTCTTTTCCTCCCATCAAAACGGCAATTCTTCATCGTCCACTTGCGTGAACCCGCCAAAATCATTGTGCGGTTGCGGCGCATAGGCCGTCCCGCCGTCTTTGCTCGACGCCGTCGTGTATGCCCCCGGCGCGCTCTGTGTGCTGCTCTGCTGGTTCTGCGGCGGCAGGAACTCCACCTCGTCGGCGACGATATCCCACGCCGTCCGCTTGCTCCCGTCCTTCGCCTCGTAGGTTCGGGTCTGGATGCTTCCCGTCACGGCAACCTTGCGCCCTTTGGCAAGATACTTGCCGCACAGCTCGGCCAACTGCCGCCACGCGATGACGTTCAGAAAATCCGTTTCCTGTTCGCCGTTCGCGTTCTTAAACCGCCGATTTACCGCGACGGTAAAATTACAAATCGAGATGCCGCTCTGCGTCGCCCTCACTTCGGGGTCGCGTACCAGATTGCCGATCAGAAAAACCTTGTTCATCCGTATTACCTCTTTTCTGTAAGTTCGTTTACGGAAACGCCCAGAGCAGCAGCCAGCTTGGACGCGGTTTCTTCAGAGCACGACTTCCCGCATTTGATAGCGGAAACTGTGCCACGGCTAATGCCTGAGCGTTCGGCAATTTGTTTTCCGGTCAGCCCGCTTTTCGCCAAGGTCATGATGAAAGAAATACGATCAATCTTCATTTTGTTACCTCCAAATAGCTTTTCAAAACTACCTTATTCACAGCCATTCTTTTTTTCTTCGTATTTTTGATTTTTTTCAAGGTTTGCAATTCTGCCAATCTGATTCAGGATCGTTTTTCTCATTTTTTGATTTTCCACAACGACTTTGTTCATGGAACCGAATAATCCATAACACGACGAAGCAACGTCTCTGATAAATTGGGCATTGCATTCAATTTCCTTGTCGGACATTTCTTGGATTGATTCAAGTCCTCGAATAATTTCATACCTCTTCACTTTTTCGATCCTCCCAAGTAATTTTTTATATATTCCGCAGCTTCGCACCATCCCCGGCACACCGCCGCGCAATAGCCTTGTTTTTGCAAGTCATGCAGCCATAGCTTTTGGCAATCGCTGACCGTTCCGCCCTTTGTTCGCTTCATCTCGATAAAAAGTCCGTGAAACTCTCCGCGCGGGATGGGTAGGAAGATGTCAGGCACTCCGCTTTTCAGCCCTTCGGCCTTCATCCTGCCGCCCGTCATCCAGCTTCGTTTCCCCTCGTTGGGGATGTGGAACATCAGCGCTAATTCCGGGTACTTCCCGCATTGCATTGCCGCCCAGTGGAAAAGGGTCTGCTGTTCTTCGGATTCAGTCGGCGTTGTGTTTCTCACTCTTTCTTCGCCTCCCACTGCTGCCTTTGAAACGTCCTCATGCAGGTGTACCGACAAAAATACTTACATTTTCCTTTTTTGTCAGTAATCTTATAGGCATAGATCATCGGGTATGCCGTCACAAACTTAGTGCCGCACACGGGGCAAGCTCTGGGGGTTAACACTTGGTCAAGCGCTCCGCGAGGCATTTTGCTTTTCCCTCTCATATCGGCAGTCTCTCCTGCGTCGCTTTCGGTGCGTACAAATCAAGGAAAAACCGCTGGCCTTTCCCGGTGATTAGCGGTGTTTTTTTGATCTGGATACCGCTGCTTCTGGAAATCGTACTCTCATGCACCCGCATCAACCCCATATCCATGCTTTTCTGTGACGGGACGTTCCAGTTTCGGCCTTTTGAGTTCAGCCATTTGTCGTTTCGTAGCCTTTCAAACAGTCGTCTTTCTCCGATATCTAGCCCCGCCTGATTCAGAATTTTGGCCAGCGTCCCGATTGAGATACAGGTTTCCGCTTTCTCCACGGTTTCGGCAAACAGAACCTTCGGCGCGTCTGCTTTGATCTTTTCATTCGCCGCTTCGAGCTGCTTGTTCCGCTCGGCAATCTTGCGCTGTGCAACCATCAGCGCGTTTGCCAGCAGCTGGTCGTCGTCCATCATTTCCTGTCCGGCGATATATCCGCCCGTCTTGCGGATCTCTGGAATAACCTCGTGAGTAATCCAGCGCTTGAAGGCTTTCGCTTCGGGCTTGCGGCTACCAAGAATCAAAGCGTAAAGCCCCGGTTCGTTGACGGCATTCACGGGAAGTCCGTTGCTCGCACCCTCGATTGAAACTAGGGTGCGTTCATCCTCATCCAAACGCTTAATAACATCGCTGCTGTTCCCCAGTCCCAGCGCCCTGCACACATCCGCCGCCACAAACCACGGTTCACCTTCCAGCATCACGGCGCGCACCGCGCCGAACTCATCCTTGCGAAAAATCGTTACATCGTTCATGCTTAACCTCCTTGCATTTCCGTGAATCGCATCGTTGCGCCGTCAAAATACAGCGTAATCCTTCCGCATCGACCGCCCCGATTTTTGTCCAGAAACAGCTTCCTTTCCGGGTCGTCCTTGTCGTTCGGTGCATGCAGCAGAAGTACCGCGTCTGCGTCCTGCTCGATGCTGCCGGATTCGCGGAGGTCTGACAGTTTCGGCTCGTCGTTCCGCTCGCTCGCGCGGTTGAGCTGCGAAGCGGTCAAAACCGGGATTTTTAGCTCCATCGCAAGCGCCTTTAGCCCTCTTGTGACAACTCCGACTGCTTCCGCGCGGTTGTTTGTCTTCTGTCCTGCATCAAGCAGCTGCAAGTAATCAGCCACGATCAAATCAAGCCCGCCATGTGCTCGCGTCCTCAGCGCCATCCGGCGGATATCCTGCACGGTTCGCGCCCGTTCGCTGATGCAGAACCTCTCTGACGGGATTTCTGCAAAGCTGTCAGCGACTTTGATGATCTCGTCTTCCGTCAGGTTGTGGCGTTCGATTTTGTCCACTGAGACGCCGCTTTTCTGTGCCACAACACGCCCGACGACCTCGTCCGCGCCCATCTCGCAAGATACCAGCAGGATTCTTCTGCCTGCGTCCAGTGCTCGAACGGCCATATGCAGCAGGAGTGCAGACTTGCCGACGGAAGGCCGTGCGCCGACGACGATCAGCTTTCCTCCCGCAATCAGCAAGGATTGATCGAGCTTCGGAAACCCTGTCTTTGCGATGGGTTCAACCGTTCCGCTCGTGAGCCGTGTATAAAAGCCGCAAAGCGCGTCTGCGCCGCTGATAATGTCTCCGTCGTCTGTTTGTCCGCCCAACTCGTTTAGACGCACCACCGCGCCGTTGAGCAGCTCCGACGTGGATATCTCGCCATCGTTCGCGCTCTTGACTGTATCCAGACACGTCTTGATAAGCGCTTTCCGCATTGCCGCTTCCCGGATATTCCGTGCCTGCTGTTCGGCAAGCGCCGTTGTGACGGTTTCCGTAGCGACAACGATAGCCTGTTCAAGGTCGTCGTCAGAAATCACGCCTTCAAGCGTCGGGATATCGCATGGACGACCTTGCCTCTCAAGCGCAAGCGCGGCCTCAAAAATTCGTCGGCAGAACGGGATTGTGAACCATTCGGCTTTAAGCCCGGAATCGCTTGCCTTTGTGTCGCCCTTGATGATTGCGCCGCAGAATTCGCGCTCAGAGATCTCTTTGGTGAGACTTTGGTACGGATCGTCCATAGCTCATTCCTCCCACGCTGTCAGGCGGCTTTTCCGCCCACGTGTATCCTCGCTCTTTCTCCTTGCGAAGAATGCCCTCGACATACCGCCAACATCGGCTTTTTTCTGTCGCTCCTTGAGTTTTGTTTATGGCTTTCAGCAGATTTTCAGCTCCGTAATCAGCCCTGAGTCTGTCCATCGCGTCAAAGTCGCCCGAAGCACTGGCGGGCAAACCCATGCGCTTTGCAGCAGCCTCCACGTCTGCCTGTTCTTCCCGCATTCGCCGCAGTTCGTCGTCCGTCACGTCGTCGTATGGGTTTGGGGTTACGTAACCACCACCAATATTCTTTTCTTGTTCTTTTACTTGTTCTTGTTCTTGTATATATGCGTTTTGCTTGGCGTTGCTTTCGTCTGCTTCCGGTTGCTTGGCTTTGCTTGGCTTTGCTTGGCTTTGCTTCAATGTGCTTGCGTTTGCTTCCGTCTGCTTGACGTTGCTTTCGTCTGCTTCCGGTTGCTTGGCGCTTCCGCCTTTCTTCCCGCTTGCTTTCTTTGCTTCCAAGGATTCAGCGCACTGGTCGATTTTGAATTGAAGCGTGTCCCAGACATACCATTCCGGCGCGTTCTCGCCAAACGTCGGCAACTCGCCACGGTAGGCATAGGCCAGCATAGCCGTAAAAAGCCGTCCGCGCTGTGCGTCATCATATCGCTTGAGAAGAACTTCGATGTCCGGGAAGACCTTCAGATAATCCAGCATTCTTTTTCCCCTTTCTACTTAAAGTAAATGGCGGCAAGCCCCGGAATCGAACCGGGCGGCGCGGGCAAGGTGCTTCGCGTTAATCTGTGTGAGGAGGGAAGAAAAGGAAGAAACCTTGACGAATAGGGGGGGTGTTGCACCCGCGCGATGCCTTCCACGCTTGCCATAAGTGCCGCCGTTTTGCCCCGGCGGCTAGGCCGTCTGTGAAACGTCTTTTATTTGCCGTCTTTCCGGCTGCCAGAAAAAATGGTGTGCGGTCTTTCCCGCCGTCAGAATGTGAAAAAACAGTTTTGTCTTTCCGCCGTCTCTCCGGCTGTCAATTTTGTTGATCGTCTTTCCGATCTGCCAATGCTAAAGGACACGTTCTTCGTCTTTCCGAAGCGCCAGAAATGAAATGTGCGGTGCCCGTCTTTCCGAGCAGCCAGTATGGTCATAATTTGCCCTTGCTCCGCTATCCTCCCTTCCGTTGGAGCTTTCGCCGTTTCAAGCAGTTCCTTCGTGCTTGACTTACCAAAACTTCTTCTGCTCGGCGCGCGGCGGTATCGACCCGCCCCTTCTTCTTGGCGCTGCTTGTCGCCTTGAAGCTGCTCTCCTGAGCTGCGCACCATGCGCAAGGGTTTAGCCCTTGCGGTTTTTTTATTGCTCCTTGTCTTCGGGCGCATTCTCCGGCGCGTCATGTGCCGCTCCCGTGTCCGTTACGTCTACGATGCCATCAGGCAGCGGGGATTCATCGTCGACCATCCCTGCGCTTATATCGT